TTGACTCGATCATTGTCTACGTCTACGTCTACGTTGTCTACGATAGAATCTACATCTACAACACCCACTTTAACAACTTCTGTCCTCGACGAGACGGAATTGTGGCTTGTCGAAGGTCCCTTGGTAGGTCTTCCAATGACTGAAACCAATGCATGTATCCCAACGAACGAACCACAAATTAATGGTGATAGCAAGAGCACGGGTGACGAAGGAGCTTCGGGTTCGGGGAAGATTGGAACTTGTTTCGATGAAGTACTCTCTCGAACCAGTTCTATCGCGACTAGTCCAATTAGTCCAATTAGTCCAATTAGTCCTAAATCGCCCAAAGTTTATCTGGTAACTTTTGACAACCTTAAAAAATATGCATTAATCGCGAGAGCTTTAAACAATACGTATAGTAAGGTGGGGATTGAGAAACATCTTCGATGGCAACAGCAGATTTTAGAAAAAACTCTTTTCTACAAAGAGAATATTACTTTATTTGCACATAAAAAAGGCTTTGGAGGTTGGGTCTGGAAACCATATATAATTTATGATGCTTTGAAACGGATCCCAGATGGGGATTATGTTTACTATCAGGACTGTTATAATGATCCACGAGGATTTATATCAAGTGTCGAACCCGTAATAGATTACATGGAAAAGCATAAAATCGAAATCTTACCAGGATTGAAGGAACCCTACTTTAACAAATCCTTTATTAAGGATGCTCTTCTCAAGCATTTTAATTTTGGAGTTGTACAAGAACTAGAATTCCTATCAAGAAAACACGTTTGTGCTTCTCCAATCTTTATCAAAAAGAGTGATAATAGTGTTAACATAATTATGGAATGGCTAACCCTATGTCAAAAACCAAACTTAATTTTACCTAAACCAAATCCTTCTGGAGTGCAACACAATTACGATATGTCAATTTGGAATTGTATTCTCGAAAAGTACAAGATACGCCCATTAAATATTGATTTAGACAAACTGGATACTAAGAATTTTAACACATACATTGGACTTTTCTCTATGTATAAAAACTTAACTCTTGATCCTTAAAAAAACAAATTAGGAAATCAACTGCTCAACTAACGTCAGCGATCAATCAAAGTCCGAAAATTGTTTACGATAAAATGGCTGATTGTTACGAGGCACGAGGAGGAAAATGCAAATTTTTATCTGTTTACGATAAAATGGCTGATTTTTCGACATTAGAAGAAAAATGCAAATTTTACAAGAAGACTGGTGCCTTTACTTTGATTGGAGCTAGTTTTCTGCAGGGTCTGGCAATCTGAACAGGGCAATGAATCTTATCAAACAATACATTAGGAAAACCAAAATAATTTGCATCCATTAGTAACATATATTTAGCTGATGAAGATAAGTCCCTAGCTGCATCTTGACCATATCTCAAAACGTTCAAAAGATTTGTAAACGATTCACTCGCACAACAAACCTCAATTTCATCACTTGCTCCAGGAAAAGTCCATCTTTGACTCAAGACTGCTCTGAAATAAGGAGATTGTTCCAACAAGGACTTTGTAACAATGTGAAGTTGTCCATCGCCACTACGTACACGAATAAGAGCTGAATGTGGGACCAACTTATGAGTCTTCATAGCATTCATTCTGTTCGCAGCGTCTTGCATCGCCTTTTCTACTGAAACTGACGAATCTTCAACCTTCTGTTGATTCTCTGGCGTTAATACCTTCTCAACCTTATCAACTATCACAGAAACTGACTCAGCGTTACTTAGACTACCAGAACTCATATTATTTAATTGTTTTGTGTTGATATAAAAAATTAAATATAAAAACAACTTTCAATTTTTTCCAAAGCTTTCAGTAACTCTTAAACTTTAAAAGAAATTGATATAAATAAAAGAGACTGTAGTAGATGCTATTAAAAGTTAGCTATGACTGATTCTACTGTTAAGACGATTGATGGAGACTTGTTATATGCAGATGTGGATATGATAATACAACAATGTAATTGCCTAACGAAGACTGCTCATGGTCTTTCACAAAGTATCAAGGATGTTTTGAATGTGGATCCATATGGACATCGTCGAGTTATTAAAGGTCGTAGGAACTGTGCGATTAAAGAAGACCAAGGAAAACCTGGAACTACGACAGTGTATGATCGTAGTAGTACCGTGAAGAATCCTCGATATGTAGCCTGTTTATTTGCCCAATTCTCTCCTGGTAAACCAGGTATATATCACCAAGACAAGCTATCTAGCGAAAAGTTGTGCGATGATTCGAAACAACGATTAGAATGGTTCCAGATGTCTCTTATGGAACTTACTAAAGTATTAGAAACGATAATAATTAAAGATGATCCTGAATATGAAAACAGAAAGGAACCATTCAAAGTAGCTTTTCCATACTTAATTGGATGTGGTCTTGCAGGTGGCAAGTGGGAGAATTACAAAAAAGCCATAGAGATCTGGGCTTCTAATGTGACTCACACTTTACCAGTACAAGTTTTATTGGTACATAAAAAATAAGTTCCTAGTTATCTGCTAAAAAAGCATACTTTGGTATTTCATCGCAGACACTAGTTATCTGCTAAAAAAGAATACTTTGGTATTTCATCGCAGACACTAGTTATCTGCTAAAAAAGAATAGTTTGGTATTTCATCGCAGACACTAGTTATCTGCTAAAAAAGCATACTTTGACTGTTGTGGCATTTCATCACATTTGACATAGACTACTCTCATTTTTGGATAAGTAGTCCTAGTACTCGTTATCTTGATGAAGCTTATCGAAAAAAGGATACGGCAAGAATACTTGCATTTATCCTTGAGTTTACTGACTATTTCTTTAGGATCATCATTATTAGTATTGGTAAATAATGATGATAGTGGTATATTAGGCGTATCCTTATGAACACCTAATTGAAACTTCAAACAGGAGATAGGAGCTGCATTGACATTTTGAGGTTTCTTGAGTAAATAGCCATAATCAAATCCTGGTTCGGCTAAAAATTCCTTAAAAACTTCATCTAACTGCTCGAACACCGAAAAATCGTTATTATCACTTCTAGACAAGAAATATGGACCTGTATTGTAGGGTTCATTCAAACCACTATGATAGTAACATTGGAGAATAGGAGTTTCAAAAACTAGGTTCTTATCACCTATTTTAAGGAAAAGAGTGCTTGGATCAACGCTAATGCCACCACTAACTCTAGCGCTGGCGTTAAAGCTGTTATTATGAAGGCGATTACTTGCTGAGAGGCGATTTTCCGAATTACTCTTTTTCATTAGAGTAATTACAGATTTTAAGTTGGCGATCCACTCATTATCAGGTTTAATAATGAGTTGATATCCATGAGGCTGCAGTTGGACATGACGGAGACGTAGGAAATTCTCGATTGACAACTGCCTTTCTTGACTCTCATTCCTAAGTTTAAGTGCATGCAAATCCAAGATTCCTTGACGATCGACATCTGCTCTACACATGGGACAGGTTGTAGCTACATTTACTGCATTTAATGTATTGGACCACATTAAAATGCATGATAAACAGAACTCGTGATTACAAGGAGATTGATAACTTTCTTCGATTTTTTGAGTACAAATACCACAATCTTTTTCAGTTTGATCTACCATTGGATTAGTGATGAGAATAGCTGTGTTTCTGTAATGTAAATGAATTTAAAAATCAATTTTTAATCAATTTATTAGTCTTAAAAATCTTCATGAAGAGTAATTGTGTGTGTGGCTCCCTCTTCGAAACCACTTTGTGAGTATTCAGTCGTGTTCTTCTCAAAAAAGTTAGTCTTACCATCCAAACCTATGTTGTTCATAAAATCATAGGGATTCTGGGCATTCCAGAGGGGTGGATATCCCAACATCATGATTAATCTATCCGCACAGAACTCAATATAAGTGCACATACTCTGTGAGTTCATACCAATCAAACGACATGGTAAGCTTTCAGTTATAAACTGTTTTTCAAATGAAACCGCCTCCTCGACTATTTGATAGACAACTGATTGTTCCAATCTAGTCTTTTCTAAATATCCATATAAAAGACACGCAAATTCACAATGTAAGGCTTCATCACGACTGATAAACTCATTACTAGCAGTTAAAGCTGGCATTAACCCTCTTTTCTTTAACCAAAAGATTGCACAAAATGGACCAGAAAAGAAAATACCTTCTACACATGCAAATGCAACTAACCGTGTTGCAAAACTCCTACTACTATTTATCCACTTCATCGCCCACCCACTTAGAGCTTTAATGCTCTCGATATTATGTATAGCTCTAAGTAGAAACAGTTTTTCTGTAGCATCTTTAATATATGTATCGATTAGTAAGCTATACATCTCCCCGTGGATGTTCTCAATGGCTATCTGAAAGCCATAGAAACAATTGTGTACTACTGCACCTTCGGCTACGAAGGAGTTGATAGGATTTTCAATCGTCAAGTCATATACCTCGTGATCTCCTACGGGTTTCACATCCAATACTTTGAGTTGAATAATCGGTAGTCCATTATCCTTAGGTTTACATGTTACTGAAACTCGCGCCTTTTTGCTTACTAGATCTCGTGCCTCAACAAATGTTCCATCTGAGGTTAGAAATTGGTGATCATAGGTACAAGTTATTGTGCGACCATCTTCCAGAGTCACCTTAACACAGGGTTGTGGATTGACATGGTGTTTAGTGAATGTTACACTTGCCGGAACGACGCATTTATCTGTCGCATTCCATCCTAACACCCTATCTCCAATCTTGACTCTTTCTATTGGTTTTGACGTTCCATCCGCTAACGATATCTTAGTTCCTTTGATGAAGCATCGTGCCTCTGACAGCTGTACCTCCGTCATGAAGCGTGCAGCCAAGTTTTCATTCACGATGCCGTCGGTACTGGCGAAGAAAGCGAGTACCATCTTGATAAAGTGTTTCTCATCAGAATCTAGCTTCGTTTCCCAATCGATCAAGTCTTGGGAAATATTCTTAATTTCTTCAACTTTCCAAAAACTGCCTTGTGCCTTCTTGTAATAATCCCAGATCTCCTGCTCTTGGATGGGTAGAATGACGAATCTGTTAGGATTTTCTTTTAAAATATATTCCTCCCTTTCTAAGGCTGAGAGTCCACCAGCTCTGTCTTGGTTGTCTTTTTCTGAACTCACAGGCTTGGAGGTGTTTATAGAAATAAGAGATCCTTCAGTTGTCGTCATATCAAAATCCATATTATTTAAAAGAAAATAATTCCATTGAATGGATTTGGATGTTAGGTTCAATTTTATTTTAGACATTTTTTATCATTTAATGTGATATTGTCATACAACCAATTGCCTTGATGCCTTGATGCCTTGATGCCTTGATGCCTTGATGCCTTTTTGATTCTTTTAATAATCTACATTAAAAGAATTGAATTGCTAACCTTTGTTAAATCATTAACCGTGAATCACAAAACCCTAACGTCTAATACAAGCTTGGGGAAGTGGTGCTGCACTAGCAGCAAGATTAGTTCCATGAAGGTCATCGTAAGTTCCATAATCGATATCACGACTTGCGAACGCTGTCGCTCGGCATCCTAAATCGGAACTAGCATATCTACCAGGTGGCATTCTGCATCTCGTGGTACATCCTTCTCTAGACTCCGTCTCCGAATAATATACCGGCTGCCTACCTTTAGCACCAGGTATACCTGGTGGGGTTGACCCAGTACTTAAAGTAGTAGAAGTATTTATGTTGGGAAAAGCATTACAAGTGTTATTAAATGGAACACAAGAGTTGGCACAGCTAGTCGCAGTCATTTGTGATCCTACAAAAGGACTATAACCTAATCCATTAGAAAGTGTTCCACCTTGTTGAACTTGATTAGGGCCCAAGGTTGTAGTCTTGCCGAAGGGCGCATTTGAAGTTACAATGGCACATGTTCCTCCTTTTTGTTTCGTGCTCATATTTGTAATGTGTTGCTGTTGAGCTAATGCTGCCTTCTGTGCCATAGTCAAATGAGAAGTCTTTGTGCCTCCACCAGTAATACTGCAACCTGCACAATTTCCTCCAAACTGTATGGCATCTTCGGACCCTGTATAGAATCCTCCCGATCCACAACATCCACCAGTCATCGTATTCTTTGCTTGAGTCGATGGAACATACTTGATCGTTCTAGCATTACCACCAAGTTGTGGTTGCTGTTGAGCTTGTCCAGACCCAGTCTGACTTGGTCCATAAGGGTTCATGCCCATAAACTGTGCGAGACTATTTATTAACCCATTGTCTGAGACAACTCCCGTCTGTTGAGGTAATCCTTCTTGAGCTGCAAGCTGTCTAACAAATTGTTGATCTCTTAGCCTTTGTACCGCAACCGCCTGTTGTAAAGCAATCTGCTGAGCATCCGTTACCAAACCGACTTGCCCACGATTAAAACATTCGACTGTAGCACAACTATCGACTAGTGGTGGTAAGGCCGCAAGATAGACGCCAGCTGGGATAATACCAGATGTACCAGTAGGAATAACAGTACCCTTTCTTAGCGGATTGAACATAGGTGCGCAATCGATTTTTTCAAGAGTGACCCTACTAAGTTCGGCTGGCGAAACTTCCCAACTGTACCATAGGCCGGAAAAATCACTACCCGCACCACCGACTTGATTAGTGTTTCCTATTTTATGGGCTTGATTTTGTTTCTGAGAACTTGGGTTAGTGTTTTGAGACATAAAATAAGATGTGTATCTATATAATCTTAGGAGAGGAAAAAGATTTAGTTCTCAAGAATACCCTAATGGAGTCTAACATGGATTGGAAAATATGTACTAAATAATAAGAAATGGCCGAAATACTACCAGGACTATGGATTGGAGACCGAGAAAATGCTTCAAATATAAAATGGTTAAAACAAAACAAAATCACTGTAATAATTAATTGTACAAAATCATTACCCTTTCCAGATAATCCAGAACTAGCTTTAGTACATATTTTACGTGTAGCTGTCCATGATAATCTAGATCCTTCAGAAATCGAAAAGATGAAAAAATACTTAGAACCCGTTACAGCCAAAATTGCCGAATGGTTACCTAACCACAATATCCTAGTTCACTGTTATGCAGGCCGCCAACGCTCATCCTCTATTATATTGGCTTATCTCATAAGGTATGGAGAACTAACATTGGATGATGCTATAAATCTCTTAAGAACAAAAAAAGTCGATACTTGTCTACCAAAGTTCAACTTCTATGATTCCTTTGCTCATTTTGGCATCTAACTTCTGTCTTTATTTCTAGAGTTCTACTGTTTTGTTCCTCCATCATAACTTACTGCATAGTTGTTTGATATTAACCATTCATTAAGATTTATGCCTTCTACCGTTATCGTTGCCAAGATACGACCATACTTATCGAACTCCTGACAATCTAAAATTACAACTTTGTTAAGGATCTTATCCTCAACTGCCTTCTTGGCTTCTTTCGCTTTAGCTACTATCTCGTCCCTATTAGCTGTAGATAGTAGAGGTTTTAATTCTGGTGTATCTACCCCTACCATTCTTATTTTATATTGAATTAGAGGACTCTTATCAGAGCCTTGCAAGAGCCTAAAAACCGCCGTACATGTATCACCGTCATATACAGCAACTATCTTAGCT